GGGGTGGCTCAGATCAGTCCAGCTTCTGGTGAGGGTCTCACCTCTATTGGTCGTGGGGAAACAATACTCCCTGCTGGCGCCGGTGGAGGAGGATCCTCTATAGCTATCACCGTGAATGGAATCGGTGGACAGGATCTGGCGAACTTCCTCAAAGAAAAGGTTAATCAGGGGATCCATGAGTACAAGCGTAGGGAGAAGTTCACCTGAGATAGTCAACTCATAGTTTGTGTTTATTGGTGTAATAAGTTAAGTGACTAACCTAGCGCACAAGATCCGGATTTACCCTAACCTTACGGCCGAGGTGTATCTTGCTAAGTCTTGTGGGACGGCTAGGTTTGCTTGGAATTGGGCTTTGTCTAAGTGGAAGAATCTCTACTCGAGAGGTGAGAAACCATCCGCGTTTTCTATAAGTAGAGAATTCAATGCTTGTAAGAACTCGGAGTTCCCTTGGACGGCTGAGGTTTCCAAATATGCTCCTCAGAGATCCATCCTTGATCTCGGTGATGGGTTTAACTGTTTCTTTAAGAAACAGGCTAAGTACCCAAGATTCAAAAAGAAAGGGAGGTCTAAGGACTCTTTTTATCTAGGAAATGACGTACTAAAGATCTCAGGTAAGTACCTCAAGTTACCGAAACTCGAGAAACCGATCAAGATGGCGGAGACCATTCGGTTTCCCGGCAGATTACTCTCGTGCACAATCTCAAGGGATGCTGCAGGAGATTGGTACGCCTCATTCAACATCGAGTTGTCAGAAGATTATGTTTACCCACACAAGTGCGAAAACCAAGCAGTTGTAGGGGTTGATATTGGATTGAAGACTCTTGCTACTTGTTCAGACGGTTCGAAGTTTGACAATCCTAGAGCCCTCCGGGCTTCGGAACGTCGTATCCGGAGACGAAGTCAATCATTAGCAAGGAAGAAGGCAGGATCGAAGAATCGAGCCAAAGCTAAGATCTCCTTGGCCAAGGCTCATAGGAAGGTCACTAGGATTAGACAGGGTGCTTGGCACAATGTCACATCTTGGTTGGTCAAGAACTTCCGATTCATTGGTATCGAAGACTTGAACGTGCGAGGCATGACGAAGAACCATTGTTTAGCCCGGTCGCTTGCGGACGCGGCTTTTGGTGAGTTCAAGAGACAGGTTACCTACAAGAGTAAGCTATCGGGGTCTAACGTAGTCACTGCGGACAGGTTCTACCCAAGCTCAAAGCTGTGCTCTTGTTGTGGTTTCAAGCTTGATGAGCTTGATCTGTCGGTACGAGGGTGGGCTTGCCCTCAATGTGGGGTAGTTCATGATCGTGATGAGAATGCCTCTGAAAACCTAAAGCTTGTCGCCGCGGGGTACGCGGAGACGTTAAACGCTTGTGGAGAAAGTGTAAGTCCAAAACCTATTCGAAAGAATAGGTGGAGGCGACCTTCTGTGAAACAAGAATGTTCAGGAGTCCTATAACTTTTGGAGCACTACCATTTACATACCCTCTGCTAACCAATCTAACTTTACCCCAATTACAAATCCTGGGCCTCCTAATTATGTGCATGGAGCGGATACTAGGAACCACTACATACCACTAGCTTTTCAGGTCACTAGTCCATACGACATGAACAAGGCTCTACTCCCGCATGCCTTGATCATGCATGTCAACCCCTCGAGCTTTGCAGAGACTTTCAACAAGAAACTCGAGAGAATTCAGACCCTAGGTGGATTCGTTGAGCAACACTGGGGTGATGATCTATCTGAGATCTCAGGAGACCAATCAACGGGAGCTTTCATAAACCTCTACACGGGTCTTTCGTCAGTACTCCGTCAGAGGACCATTGCTTGGGATCGATACCAAGACTTGTATGACCTATTCCGGAACAACGGAAGTGTCTATGACCCTTATGGAAACATAGTACTTCAGGGTTGGATCCTATTGATCTATGACCGAGGGACTTTTGTAGGGACTTTTCGCTCCTTCTCGATGGAGGAGACTGATGACAGCCCATTCGCGTTCAAACTCTCCTGGTCTTTCAAAGTGGAGAAGATTCTTCAACAAATCCCTCAGAACTCTACGCCCCTCACTCCGAGATCAGTGGCATTTCAATCTAAGAATGGAACTACTGGAACTGCAATCAAACCCCCAACTGGGACACCGGTAGCTTCACCTACCACAGGTTAGTATTATGGCTGGGAAGGAACCAAAACCACAAGGCTACTTGGATTTTTGGGGTGATACCCCAAATGATCCTACTACGGCTCAAGGCAAGACCTTTTCTCCAGTTTCTAGTGGGAACTCGATTGCTAAGCCTCGTCCGGCTCAACTCAAGGGTGGCTCTAACAGTATCCAGAATCAGATACTACAAGCGGCCGATTACTACGGGCCGATGATCTATCAGAAACTAGGGTTCTTCTCATCATTGGAGCTCACTGATGATCAGAACCTAGACTTCATACCGGTTTCTCAGACGAAGGCCAATACAAAGTTATTTGTGGTTGGGGTTATCCCACCCTCAACAACCATCACAGGTCGACTTCTGGATAGATCAGCCTCAGTAGGATCAATTACAGGTTATCCCACTCAGAACCTAGACTTCACAGGATCAGCTTCACAAGCTGCTAATGTTGGGCTGGGTGGGATTATAACAGCTTCTGGGTATCAGATTAAGCAAGGTTCTGGTTCCCCAAATAGAAGTATCCCCTATCCTTCTGGTGGAACAAATCCTAATGGAGCTACAGCCAAGCAGACCTATCTTAGCCCAGCACAAGTATACAGTGCAATAAGTGATGCCTTTAGAAAGCAGTTCAAAAGAGAGGGTAATCCTACTGAGTTACAAATCTACACAGCCCAGTGCTTACGAGAAACCCAGGGTTCTGTCTACAACAACAACTTTGGTTTCATGGGAGCTAAAAATTCTCTTCCAACAAGTGGGAGTTACTTCTTAGGGCCACCGGAACCACCAAAGTTTCCCAACGGTAGGTATTACAGAACATATGATACAATATCTGCTGGAGCAACAGCCTTTTTGGCTAGAGTGACTAAAGGGGGTAATGCTCAGCAGGCTGCTAAGGATGGAGATGTCCTTGGGTATCTGACCTCACTGGCTCAAAATGGGTTCTATGAGGCCTCAGTTGATGTTTACTACCATGGGACTAAAGCAAGCCCAAAGAATGGTCTCTTCCCCTATGACTTAGGTCAGGTCTCTAAGGCTATGAAGGCTTATGGGGTTGACCTCGACGATGGGTCTAACCTCCCGTCTCATACTCCCAGTTGTTGTGCCTTTAATGAGACCAATGCTGAGTACAGGGAGAGAGTAGCTCGTGGTTCGACTACTAACAAGGGTGCTGGGTTAACCTCCTCTAATCTATATAGGCTCATGTCTGGATCTCCTTATAATGACAAGTGTCCACTTACTGGAGTAGGCCCACAGAATCAGAATGGCACCAATGGAGGTTGGTTAGATCAAGGTAGTGCCAATGCGAGTTCTGCACGGAAGGATTCAAGCAAAACCGCTAACCTGGAGGACCTGAATAAGAGTGCACTTGGTAAGAAGTTCATGGAAGCTCAATTTAATGAGATCCTTGCAACTCAACTGGCATTGGATGCCATCAAGAACACACCTCCCTTGCAGCTTCTCGTAAACCCACAGAGCTTCAAGCTTTCTTCTGAGAAGATCATCTCTGATGGTGGTTTTACTCGTGAGGGCCCAATCATCGAGCATTGGGGTGAGCAACAGGATAAACTCGAAGCATCCGGAAAACTAGCAGCCTTCATGGCGATTGATGCTAACCCACCTGCTGCTAATGGACCCACAGGCGGAGGCCCAGGCCTTACTCGAGTAGCTAGAAACTACTCAGCCAGCTACCAGAACTTTCTGAGTCTGTATCTACTCTATCGCAACAATGGTGGGTTGTACGTTAAGGGTCTCGAGGACAACCTGTTGACTCGACTCTCTCTGGTAGGGTCTATCTACATCTACTATGATAGTGTTCTATACATCGGTTCTTTTGATAGCTTCAACATCACTGAAACCGATTCAAATCCATACTCTCTTGAGTACAACTTCCAATTCACAGTTAGGGCTTCCTTTATGCTGGATAGTCCAACTGAAGACAACTATCAAGTTCAAAGAATATTCCAACGTGACCCCGCGATGAGCTCCAACGATAGTCAACTTACACAACAACTAGTATCCAACACCGGCGGCGGGCCTGTAGCTTTACCCACTGGATTTACAGGAGTTCAAGGTTAATGGCACGCGGACCATTTCAAGGAACCTTTGCCCCCAATGCCAAGCCGACCATCATCACGGCTCCAGATGCCATGGTCTTTATCAACGGGGAGACTGACATCATTGGGTGTCAGAGTTGTAAACGGAAGTTTGATCTCGGCAAGTACATAACTCAAGTGCAGGTTAGCCTTGGAGTTGATACCGTACCGGGTAATGCAAGCATCACAATGACAATCCCCACTCATGTGGTGGATGACTTCTACTTCGATGGAAACCCAGTCATTACCCCCATGATGGAAGTTGAGATCTATTCGAAGGGTTACTACCTTCTCGAAGGGATCCCACAATATTACCCTATCTTTTGGGGAATTGTTACCGAAGTTGGGGCTGGCTACTCTTCTGGAGAGCATACTGTTACCATTCAATGTGCAGATATCCTGAAGTGGTGGGAAATCTGCATGATGAATATCAGTCCTGCTTTTACCGCTCCGTCAGGGCAGCTCGGTCGATCTATTTTTGGAAATACCCTTTATGGTACGAATGTCTATGACCTCATATTTACCCTGTCCAACATGGCATTTGGGGACATTATTGTAGCTACAGGATCTCTTACCGCCCTAAATAAGGAAGAAACACAGAAACAGACTTTCAATGCTTCCCTTGGGGACATTATGTTGTATTGGTCCAGTAGATTCAGCAAGATTCGCTCAAATCTACTCCTTTATGGTGTGAATGGTATTGCTGTTCGAGGGGACTCTATTGCTCATGGTTATAACTCTGGTAAGTTTGAGAAAGGGGTACAGAATGTTGCTAATGCTGTCCGGAATGCTAACGGTGGTAACTCATCAGCCCAGCTCGTTTTTGACCCGACGGACCCAGATGTAACAGCTTTTCGGACTCAACAGAGTTCAGCAGGTGAGGTGGAGTTCTGGCAATCAGACTTCCAAAGTAAGCTTGAAATTGCCAACTCTTGTAAGCAGGCAGTTGGATTTGAATTCTACATGGATGTGACAGGCGACATTGTTTTCAAACCCCCATTTTTCAACCTTGATATTCTCTCCAACAAGCCAATCTCTTGGATTCAGCCTATTGATATCATCGACTATGATATCACAGATTCGGAGTCAGGGGTAGTTACTCAACTCGTGATGCAAGGTAACTTTGGCGGTAATATCGACTATGGACTTGGACCAGAGACTACTCCATTCACCAGTGTTACTGACTATCATCTTTTAAGGAAGTATGGGTGGAGATCTAGACCTTACAACTCTGAGTTTATGAAGGATACCATGAGGATGTTCTATCATGGTATGGACGTCCTAGATAGGATTAACTCAGACAGAGTACAGATGACAATTACCATACCTCATCGTCCTGAACTCAGACTTGGTTTTCCTGTCTATATATCCCATCTGGACCAGATTTGGTATGTAAAGGGGATTACTCATAGCATCGCCTTTGGGGGCCGCGCAACCACCTCCCTGAGTCTTACCGCAAGACGTCAAAAGTTCCTGGCCCCAAAGGGGATCTCAACCCTTAGTCTAAGTGGAACCCATGATGTCTCCTCTGTCAAGTCTGGAACCAAAACCACTTCTAAAAAGAATGTTCCTGTTACTACTGGAAAGCCAAAAGAACCACTCACCATTCGGAAGCTAGCTCAAACCACCTTCAATCTTGATATTGGTGAGGCAGCAACAATCCCTCCGATTAGCTTTGATCCTAATGACCCAAGGACACTTGACCCCTATCAACCGTTGATTCTTAGACACCCAAAGACAGGCAATATTGTTGGGTATCCTAATGTTGTAATGGTGTATACTCGACCCTATGACCCGAGTGCAGCATTCTCTAGTATTGCTGGACAGAAAGCTCCTGGTAAGAATCAAGTAGTTCCAAAGAATAACAAGAAGAAGGTAGCTGAACGGCAAGCTGTAAATGATGCTATAAAAAAAGCTGAATGGGAACCAGATGAAGTCCTTAACCTAAAAAACAAGTATGACCACAATAGGTTCTCGTATGGGCTCAACTCAGCTGGTGTGTACGTTTATGCTCAAGACGTCAGTAAGGTAATCACACAATTCGCTTTGCTACCGTACAATAACATCACCATTACCAAAGACGGGGTAAAGAAGAGCTTCTCAGATACTGGGATCAAGTTAGACAATCCGAACACTATGGTTCGTCCGGTCTCTGATGAAAGAGGTTTTGAGGTAATTGGACACTTCAGGTATGGACGTGGCGTATCCCTCAGAGACGGATCTTTGATCTTCAATGAGGGTAAGAGCAACAGCGCAGCCAACGTGGGGACTCAGCTTGCATTGGGTGGGGACTTATACTCAACTCTAACAGCCCAATCCCAAGGCCTCACGACCCTCACGACCTCGTATTCGAACCCAGCTGATACTGTTGCTCGTCTCATCCCAGAAGACCTCCAAACGGCAGCCACACTCGTTTCTGGGGCAGATGGGATCAAGACCCCAACGTTCTCAGATGTGGGTACAAACTTTGTTAGCGTTGCACCTCTAGGCTCCACAGAAGCTCAAGGGTTTCCAACCAGTGTGGAATCCTCCCAACTCTCTCGAGCTCTAACCCTTGCCGAGATGACTGTCAGATCTGATGAGTACGCCGGTAACAGCAAGTGTCAATGCCAAACCGGCCGAGCTTCTTTGACTTTCATCAATGTTGGCTATCAAGTATCTCCAATTACCCCAGCAACCACCACTTCTGGGGAATCCCTCTACGGGAGTAGCACAGTAAGTAGAACGGTTACAGGTGAGGATGGAAATCCTATCGGGGGCCCAACAGCCCTGGCTAACTCCATCAGTTCAAACAATCAGACCAACCCCACTCAGAGTTGGTTAAAAGGTACCGACTTGATTGCAAGAGTAGAGACCTATCTGTTCAATCTTTACAAAACCTTGGATGAACCTCATCAGAGGCTCGAGAATCAACTCCGCGGAGATCCCTCTGGACTTGAGCCCAATATCAGGAAAACACCTGACTTGTTTACGAGTAGCCCACAGGATCAAACCTTCGGAAACTTTACTCCACCCTTCTCCTCACCAAATAGAGCAGCACTAGGGGATCCTACTGCTACTGCCCAACAAGCGGTGTCCTCAAAGAGTGACCTCGCTCAAACCTTCTCAAACTTTGGATCCAACTTGAAGAAGAATTCGGAGAAAGCCCAGTTGTCTCAAGAAGTTTCCAACTTGAGCTCTAAGCTCTCTAGGTTGAATGCTCAGGCATCTGGGAGACTCTCCTCAAGTCTTCAACAACAGATCGACTCAGTAACTCAGGACTTGCATAACAAGCAAGCACAGCTTGCTTTGCTCAGGTGACATCTATGAAGGGCAAGATACATCCAGCTGGTAACATCCCTGAATCGGACTTTGCTAACAACGATTTCACAGGGCTGAAGGCTGGGATCATCACTCGAGTAGATGAACTACACCTCAAAGCAGATGTGAAAGTCATTAGCGGGTCTGAGGTACGATTTGAATTAGATCTTATCCAACCCATGGCAGGACCCCGAAGCTTCTTTGGAGGGATTCCAGAAGTTGGGTCAGTTGTTGTCCTTGGTTACCGTAAGATCAACAAGCAGTTTTACCGAGCGGTCATTCTAGGGTACATTCCGATCGGGACCCTTATGGGGTTGAAGTTTGATCCATTCGCAGCGATACCCCCAGGTGAGGTTGATGCTGAGGATGTGGATGACGTCCAGAAGATGTATGGCCCTACTATTCGATACAAAAGGGCCAAGGGAAAACCAGGTGACATCATTGGTATGTCAGCAGCTGGTGCTGAATTCTTGATGTCCAGGGATGTTCGACTCTTCAATAGAGCAGGTGACAGCTTCGAACTTCGGGATGTAGATCGAACTCTAGTCACTCAATCCATTCACAGGGTAGAGTCCGATTCTGCAACCTATCTCTTCTCGGGAGCAGTGCGCCGAGGAGCAATGAACCTTCCCTTAGAGATTTTCCAAACTGACTCAAAAGGGAATCCAACCAATATTGTCCGAGATCAAAGCACAAGGTACTTTGGTCGAGATGACTTGATCGCGGCTGGGGTGTCGGGATCCACCTTCGTTAATCCAACAACCTTTACAGCTCTTGATAGAATCAACGACAATACAGAGTTCCCACCCATTGTATACTCGAATAATCGACAGGTTTTCTATGCCTCAGGGAGTGCTGCTACAAACTTTGAAGATGCTCTAAATGGGGGTACACTTCGAGCCTTCACTGAACGAAGACTCGAGATTAGGCACGATACTGATCTTGAGTCCGAGGTGCTTGAAGAACTCGATGGTTTTGGGGTTGATCGACCACGAGCCTACATTGAATATGTATTCGGGACTGTGGTTGGGAATGACCCTTTCTCTACCTTGGGTCAGAGGCAGTATGGAAAAGTACTAAAGCCTAAGATCTTTGAGGACTTTGACCAGACAGCGGCCCCTACCGGGTTTTCTTTGGATGAGTGCCTTCGTCCTCCGAGTACTACGGTTGACGAGGCCCTTACTATGGCTGCAGCCTACTTGTTCCGAATATCACCTCCTCGCGCTGCATCCAAAAACCAATTTGCTGTATCCGTCTCTAAGCAGGGAAAACTATTCATAAATGTTCCAGGGTCCTCCAATGAGAACTACTCCACCAAGAACGTTTCAGCTGAGGTTAACTTGGAAGGCTCTCTCAAAGCTCGTATTGGAGCCTGTACCCCTGATCGTTATTCAATCCACTTAACCTGTGATGGTGGGATTTTCCTAGATGTTGGGTCAAATGCAAACGGGGAGTGCATTACCACCAACTTCCGGGGGGCAATAAAGAATATCTTTCGAGGTGGTAGTAACTCAGTAGATGATGTAGCTCACAGTGTAGATGTTCAGGGGAATAATGAGGTTCACGTTTCTGGGACTGACCTTCAAGTGGTCAAGGGATCCTATCAGAAGACGGTTGATGGTAGTCATACCATCAAGGCTAGTACGATCAATCTACATGGCCTCAACGGACTCAATGCAAATGTTGGGGGTTGGAACTCGACGGTTTCTGGAAAGACCCAAAACTACTACGCCCTGCTTTACCAAGAGACTGTGGCTCTTGGTGGCAAGCTATGCACAATTCTCGCCGGGGGTCATGTAGAAAACATACTGGCAGGAGCGAAGACCACTACAGTGGCGGCTGGTGCAGTAGCTGTCAACTGTCCAGCTGGAGCTTACTCAGTCACGGTCGGTACCGGAGCCATCTCAATCACCACAGCTGCCGGAGCCGTAGCGATCTCCACAGCAGCTGGAGCTATCTCAATGAGTGCTGGGTTAGGAGCTGTTGCAATTACAGCTGGTCTTGCGATGAATCTAACTGCTTCAACAGTCATACTCCTTACGGCCCCTAAGGTAATGCTTGGAGGTCCAGCAGCAGTCCTTGGTGTAGCAAGGGGTACTCCTATGATGCCACCAGGAACCCCCTCACTGGATTGGATCACCGGGTTACCACTCCAAGGTTCTCTGTTAATTGGTTCTATTTGAGATGCCGATTGTTGCTCCCGCACTTACAGTTACAATCACTACAGCACTTCTCGGGTGTGGGATGCTTGGTATTGCAACCCCTAAATTTGCTTCGGGGGTTGCAATGGGAATCTCATTATGGGTTCAGAAGCTTTCGGTTAAAACTGTTGATGCTGGTCTAGTAGGAGTCGGGAAGGGACTTCTCCCCTTTCTATTCCCTCAACCAATCTTCTTAGCTAGTTTGCTAGGGGCCTATGCTGTTAATGGTCAACTTGGGCCAATGGCTCCTTTGGAGGCAACCGGGTTGGCCAATGGGATCTCGTTGGGTTTGCTTCAAGGTGCTGTGATCACTAACCACCCGTCGGTAGGGGTTGGTGCGGCCGTGGCTCGTGTCAGTGGTCCGTCCGCTTATTCTTCTTTGATGCAGGGCTTTAGTAGTGCCGGTATCACAGGTTCAGGAGCCTCCAAAAAAGCGAATGCGATCTCAACAGCTCTCATGATTACACTTCAGGGTCTTGTACTCCCGGTTCCAATCGTGGGTGCCGGCGGTCTTTCACCGTCTTCCGGATCAGGTTCGGGTAAGATCGTCTAAAAATGCAAATGAGGATTAGATGCCAATCAGTACACAGCATTATCTACTACAGAAGCCTCGTGTTGGTTCGGCGAATAGCCCATTCACTGCGAGTCCAGACGACTATGCTGTCCCCTCCAATCTTTCATCCTTTGGTACTGATGAGAGTAACCCAGGACCCATTGATTACCTGACCATTGTCCTTGTTGACGGGAATCTTGCTGACCCACGTGTTACCCTTGGCTTCACTCAGAATGAAGGGAGTACTCAAAGATTCACCTATGATGGGACTCTTGGAACGTTTAAGCCAATCCAGTATGGGAGAGTTGGCACTCTAGGGACAACACTTCGAATCCTGCTCAGCCCTCTCCCTGGTTCGTCTGAGTTTCCTATTGTTAGAATTGGATTTGGACTTCCATTGCAACAAGATGTTGCAGCCCCAGAGCTCACACTTCCGGTGCCCACGACTTCAGGTCACTTTAATTGGGCGACCGATACTGGTTTACTCAAGTTCTATCCAGCTGATGTTGTTAGTAATGTAGGAACTCCTGTCTATTTTGATGGGGTCCTACTCAACAATAACTTGAAGTTTCCAAGGCAACTATTAGGTAGCTTCTCAACTAGCCCTATCGCTGTAGCACCTAGTTTACCGATCTCTGGGAACGACCTCGTGTTTGTGGCTATGAACGGAACTACTGTCGTTCATCAATTCTCAGACTTCGTTATCGTCAGCAGCTTTACAACGGGAAAACTTGATCAAGTTCAGGTCCTCAATGATGGTTCTGCTATCAAGTTCTACGCTAGTGATGCACTAAACTACGGGGCCTATCAAGCTTGGGTGGTTATCGGGGATGTGCAGATTGATGCAGTACATGGAGTTTCTTTTCGGTTCTTCCGTTCCCCAGTAAATCTTGGGGGATCCAATACATCTGTGAAGGATCTCACGGCATTCTATCCGGTCACTGACGCCAAGTTAGCTAGTCCCATCATTGGGGCTCCGATGGTCTTCCTTCCGGTGCTCCCGATTGATGATCCTACTAACTACCCCTTCAGTGTTGCAGTACAGCAAGGAACTGGGACCTTCGTAGGAACTCTTCCACGTCTTGATGTCCCCTCCCCACCAGCTGGGATCGGATACACAATTGATTTCGACGGCAAGCAACTTAACTTTGCTCAGAGACAGAACTTATCCAACATCCCACTTGCTGTCCCCACGGCTGCAGTTCAACTCAACCCTGGGGTAGTTCAATCAAATGCTGTTTTTTCATTGAATGGTGGCCCACCTTTAGTCCTTGGGGCAGAAGCTTTTCTGGACTCAACTGCGGGTATCCTAACATTTGTTAGTCAGACAGGGACTTTGATCACTAGTGGCTCTGGTGGTTCAACTCCTACCTCCCCTACGGTATTCGTCGATACCTCAGCCAACTTCAGTTTGGTTCAGGCTGGTTACCTCCTCGTTGTTTCTACAACCCCTTATCAGGGTGTCTATGGTATCCTCTCAGTACCAAGCTCAACTAGTTTGGTTTTAGACTCTCCGATCACCTTAGGTGCCACGGGTCTCAGTTATGATATTCGGACCGGACCGGAGACTCTAGTTGATCGATTCTTTCAATCAGTGCAGTTGGTTGATCCGAACGTTACTCTGTCTTTGGTTCGTAATAGCACCACAACCTTGCTTACTCCTGGTAAAGACTACAGGATCAGTGCAGATTTAGGGACCTTTCAGACCACATTTCGCCTATTATCTCTGGATCAACTACTTATCACTTACCCCTCGAGTCAAGACAACTTAGACCCAACTGTGGTTCCATTAATCCTTACTACGGAGACAGGGACCTTCTTGGTTCGTAAAGAGTTGACCGTCCACCCAACTTCGGTCATTTCGTTCAACCCAAATGGTAGGACTGTTGCTCAGAACCCAGCACCAACTGTATATCGTGGCGGACGTCCTCAGGATTTAAGTCAGTACAAGATCGATTTCACCAATTCGACAATCACCTTCTTACCAGATGTGATCCCAACACCTTCCGGATTCACTAAGGTAACTGATGCTCTACCTCATGGTGCAATAGTAAGCCCAAGTGAGAACGTCTACATTGACTACTATATCACGCAGGCACTTGGGGGTGAAAACACAGTTTCTGTTCTCAAACCTAACCTAATTCTGATTCCGGTTCAAATAGTCGATGGTGCCTCTTCATTTACGATCAGTGGGGATCAGCGTTCAGTATTCCCTGAAAACTACTTGCTTCGCATTGAGCAGAGTGAGGTCTACTATCTCACAGCCCCAAGTTATGATGGGTTGACAAACTTGACTACGGTCAACCTATTGGCACCACAGGTATTTAGGGATTCTTCAACAAACCCTAACCTATTTGTATCGACTGGACCTCTCCTACGATCCCCACTGCAACCTCAATACTTCATTCCGGTAGGTGCTTCTACCAAGGTCTCTCGAGGAATGAATAGTTTTCAACTCTCAGGGGATCACTCAGAAGAATATACCTCGGGGGTAATCCTCTATTTCTCTAATGGACCCATCAACGACTTCTACTTAGTCTCAGGTTCCTCATTTGATGGTACATCTACTACAACCATCACTCTAACCCAGACTACAGCTCGAGAGTACAGTGGATCATATACCATTTGGAGGACAATTCGCCCAGTATATGAAGATAACGTGAAGAGTTTTCAGACGAGTGGGGCTCCCGCGATTCCCACTCAGGATCCACCCCTTACCCTGCTCAATACTGTGATTGTGTATCGGAAGGTTGATGGGCAACCCGGAACGATTCTGACTCCACCGGCTGACTTCAAGATTGATGATTCGGGAAAGCTTGACTTTACAAACCCACTTATCTCTGGAGAGTCCTTCAATATCCTCTATACAAAGCACCGAGTCGTTAACCCTGGTTATCTACAGGCATCCTATACCTCGACCATCATACCAACTCAGAGTAATGGTCTACTTAACCAGATATTAGTTGACTCACTCACAACATACATACCTGACTCCTTCTATGCTCGAGTCGAGACGATGACTAACTTTAGGGGGCAGCTTGCGCAACAGTATAAGTTGGATGCAAGCTCCTCAGCCCCCTCTAGTGGGCCTCGAGTTGATAATGCCTCTCAACCTCAGTTATTTGAACAAGGGAATGCTTCCGTGTACTTTGAGGAAGGAGACTTAGCCAACGAGGATATCGTGGCCAGAGCTACCCTCAAGTTCTATAATGATGCCATCAATGATCTCGAGCGATCACTTCGGGACATGGATGGTAGGGTTGTAGGAGATAGTGATGGTCTATTCAAGTTTGATGGTTCCACTGGGAACCCAGCATCCAATATCTCTACCGCAAATAATCAGATCGACGACATCGTCAGTATGGCCTTTGGGGATACCATTCGAGCCTATCAAGCTGGAACTCAAAGTAGGTTTTACCCAACCCTAGCTACGAGTTCCCAAATAATCCTACAGGGAGTCAATACCGGGGACCCCATTATGAACTTTGGGGTTAAGCCTATTACAGGATCAAGCCCAACATTCTTTAGAAGATTCCATAGAGCTCTGATAACTAGGGATGCTGAAGCTGGTGACCTAATCCTATATGTGGATAATACCACCGAAGTTACAGACCCCCCTCTTCGACCCGCCTTTGAGGCTGGGCTTTTAGTAAGTGTAGCTGACCCAACAACTGTCTATGTCCCTGACTCAGCACCACTGACGATAACCTCAGTCTCACCGACATCTCTTAGTGTCTCAGCACTCCCTGTATCTATTCCTGCGGGGGCAACTGTCTATCTAAGCACTACAGATCTAACCTATCCACCGAAGAGTTATCGAGTTGGTCTTGATGTCTTACTTGACACCACCAATGGGTATCTACTTTATAGGACTCCAATTCCGGTAATAGGTCAAGCTCCGAGTGGTGGAGGCATACTTCAGGGGACAGTTTTCTTTGCAAACCTGACAACATCACCTAAGAAGTTCCCAGCTCTATATGGTCAGACTTTGGACGATGATGGGGATCAGGGTTACCCTTTCGTTAACCCCTCTCTTGTATGCGAAAGTGGGTCTGCAGCTCCTGGGTATCTTGATCTCGAATCTAACTATATTCAATCCTGGTCAACCCCCCACGCTCCTTACCTCGACAGTGGAACACTTAACCTAGCTAGAACTACCCTAACCTCTAACCCATTTCCACTTTCCTTATTGCAACCTGGTGACTTGATTCAAATTGGTTCAATAAGTTCAGACTTCCATGTAATAAACACTGTTGGGTCAAACTTCGTTGTTGTTAACAACGCATTTCCTGGGTCTAGTTTGGGACCTTACAATTTCTTGGTCACTGTTTCAAATAATCTAGTTGGACCTGCAACTACTGCCACAACAACTGGCATAGTACTAACTGACTCGAGTGCTACCTTCCTAAGCTCTGGTACTGTTCCAGGGTACACAGTGGTTGCATCTCAAGGTTCAACCTATGAGAGGCGTCAAGTTGTCTCTGTTGAATCAGAGACTCGACTCATTTTGGATTTTGCATTTGGGTCAGCTTTAGTTTCTGGGGTTAACTCCTATCGTATCTGCAGACCCCTTAACACATTTGGGGGGTTTGGTCTTCAGACTGCAGTGAGTGGTCTCATAACCGTGGTATCCAATGAGATTACAAACCTCTCAGACTTCTTCGAAGTGATCTTCACTGATCTTGTAAGTTCAACACCAGTGGTTGGTACTTTTACTGGCGGGGTGTTGACTTCCAGTGCTTCTAGCTTCACTTCTGAAATGGTTGGTGGGTACATTTATGCTCAACAATCCCAGCCGCAGGAGGGGGTCTACAAAATTCTCACGGTTATTAGTGCAAACACCCTTACTGTTGATGGAGGACCTTCAGATGGATCTGTGAGCTTTAGAGTTGTCAATGCACTGGGGGTGTCCGATAAGTCACTAACCGACCTATTTAGGGTGCTCCAAGAGTCAACAGACTTCTACAATACAACTTCATCCTGGAGCGTACTTAACTCCCCACTGAATGTTGTTTCAGACCCTCAAGCATTTGCCCAAGGTCTAACAAGTAATACCCAAATCCAAAGTAGGTACACAGTTGTCCAGGCCAGACAACTACAAGTTACTGACTCCATCACCAAGATTACCTCAACCCTAGCTATGAGTGATCGGCTCTATGACTATCGATATACGTGGATCGACACGAGGATTAACTTGGAAACTGGGGTGTTAGTGAAACAACAGAGTGCTGTGTCCAATAGACTCAAAGCCCAACAAGACATCTTGAACTCCATGCTAAAACTTTTGGCGGTGCAGTGATGACTGAAGAGAAGAAAGAAGCTGAAGCTCCTCCACAAGCCAACTGGGAGTACCGAAGTGAGTTCGGGATCGTAACCAAAATGCGTGATGCTATCCTAACAACTAAGACTGCAACTGAGAGTGAGTTAGCAGTACTTCGTCGAAAATTGGAACGTCTCACCTACGGGAGTTGACCCATGGCTAACTGGGAGTCACTACAGATCAAAATTCCTGGCCAAGACTTGATGGAGGATGTTCGTAGTTCTCTTGAAGCTCTTGTCACTTTCATGGAGGTTATCAAGGCTCTCCTTGAGACGATTAGCCTATTCCTTATCGATTTTGGAAACCCGATCCGTTCCATCGTCCAAGCTCTCCTCACACTTATTCAAGAACTGTTCAACAGTTTGAAACAGACAGGTTTATTAGCCCTCTTTGACGTTCCGAATCCAACACAGGATCCCAACTTTGACAGGTTCAAAGGTGGTTATCAGGCATTTGTAGAGAGATTCAAGGCTTCTCTTTTTGACTCGAAAGATCCATTCAGGCCTCAGCCTGCAGCCGGACAGGCCCTCAGTGGGTTTGTGATAATTGTCGCTGATGCTGAAACGGTATTTGGAATGCTTAGGCTCATCAAGATTCTCCTTAGATTTTTTGGTAGAGAAGTCTATTCAGCCAAATATACTGCTCCTGCCAACTTGAGGATCTTCCCAGCTGGTTCGAAGCCAGGAGCAACCGGAGGTACCGACTTTGATCCTCTCTTACAAGTAGCCTCTGTATTTGGTGCAACCCTCAAAGGTTTTGCTATCGAATGGTCTCTTGCGACCAACCAGTACCCTCCAGATCCAGGGTTTAATGATCTTCTGGCCTCAGTCTCGAGTGAGTTGATCCCTCAAAGTTGGCTTATCGAGAAGACTAGCAACTCTGGGGGTCCCGTAACCATGACTCTGAATGCAGAGACCAACTTCGAGGATAAGCGTGGGAAAGCTATCAAGAGGACAATACCTGTTAGAGATGAGAATGGTGATTACTTTCGAGTGTTTGAGAAGTACATAGTAATTGATCCAACCACCTCGACGTCGACCTTCATTCTTGGGCAACTGGGTAGGTTTCGGTATTTGGACAGTTTAGTCAACAAGGATACCACATACTACTACCGAATCCGTGCTTTCAGTGGTCCCTTAGTGGTCACTGTTAATAATACAATTGATTTCCCTGCTCCCGAACAGAAGGCAGATACCGGTGAGTTTATTCAGCGGTGGCCAAGTAGTGACCCAAACAACCCCGTTATCATGGGGAGACCGAGTGGGATAGTCACTTGTAGACTCCCGAACATCCCAGCTAACTTTGATGTGATCACAGTTCTAGAGAACACCTTCAAGATGGCTTTTGCTCTTGGGTTTCATAACCCATTGGATCCAACAGCCACCTTTGACGTGAACGGTAGGCCTACTGGGAGTACCTCTGCAACCAAGGTGGGACAGGGATCTCTTATGAATCTGGGAGGGGCCCTTTCAGATATTATTCCAACAGCTCTGAGTTCTATTCAGAAGAACCCTGTAACTGAAGAGTACCCTAACGTTGTCCAGAACTATCTCTCAGTGAAGTTTCAGGCGGCTCGATTGGCTCAGGTTGTTGGGTCCTCCCTTCTCGAGAATAGTGCCATGCTTAACCCGTTACGGGACTTGTATCAAGGTGCAATTCCATTACCAATTCCATCGGTTGGTAACTTCAAGGGTAACAATAGTACCATTGAGAAGATGGTCACCGCCTTCAATAACATCCCTGATGACTTCCCATCAGCAGAACACCCTGAGGTCTACACAACATCGAATGCAGCCTTCAAGGATGTGAATACTCGCCTCAACCTATTACAAGCGGTAACTCTCGTCAAGTCATTCACTTTAGGAGGAACCCCACCGGATTGGATTTCTATCAGTCTCCTCAGAGATATCATTCCGTGGAGTGGTCAGTTCATCTACGACCTACTGAATCGTATTGATGCACTTCTTGACGCATTCAAGTCGGCCATTGATGAGATCAAGGCGTTCATCGATACTGTCGTGCGAAAGATCGACATCCTAGAACGTTTTATCAAGTACTTGATTGAGATCCTCAACTATCTAGACAGTTTTTCAGCTGGCTTCTACTTTCTCAGTGTTCCGAGTACTGCTGGTGGGATACCTGGTTGGATCTCAGCTATTGATAGTGCTGGGGGTACTAAACCACCATCAGGTCCAGGTGGTTATTCTGCAGGTGTTTCTCTAGCGTATGCTGGGACCAATGTTGATGCCTTTGCAACAGCTTTTTCACTTATATTCTAGTGTCTACATGAGACACAGATCCCTAAGTCAAGTTCAAGAGATTGAGGTTACTAATCGGTACACTAAGGGCGATTCTTTGATGAAGTTGGCTAATCACTATTCAGTTTGCACAGAAACCATTAGGAAGATCCTAATTCGTAATGGGGTAGCTTGTAGAAGTAGTGCTGGATTTAGGGTACTTAGAACCAATAAAGAGTGCCGTTCTTGCCATAGAGTCCTACCTGCTAATACCGACAACTTCTACAAGACATCAAGTGGGTACTTAGTATCTTGCTGTAAGACTTGCCACAACGATAGAACTTCGGAGTGGGATTCAAACCACCATGACCATCTGGTACCTATTAAACGAGCTAAGCAACGGCATAGGCTGTATGGATGGCCTCCTGAGTTGTTTGAAGAGACCTGGAAGGAGCAGAACGGCAAGTGTGCTATCTGTGAGATCCCACTAATTCCATTCGGGAAAGGAGCTTCCTCGGTTCACTCAGACCATGATCATCGGACTGGAAGTCCTAGGGGCCTTCTTTGTGCTAGATGTAACCGGGCACTTGGTGGTTTCGATGATTCTGTAGATCATCTACAGGCAGCCATCTACTATCTTAGCAAGCATCAAATGGTGAGATCGGTAGGCTAACTATGTTTGATTGGCTTGGCACGTTTAATCGGAGTCAGTTCCAGAGGCTTACAACCTACACCAGGAGTCAACTCACTTATATCAAATCTAGAATAGGTCATCTGACAACTGAGAAACAGAGAATTGGTTTCCTTCAGTTTACCTATGACTCAGCGGGACAGCCTACTGGTTATGCTACGGGTCAACCAGGGGTCAGAACTTTTATAGGGAAGCTTATGTCAGCTTACGAGGTTCTTGGTGGAGACCCATTTTACGATCTACAAGTCAGAAGCACTAGTAACCCTGTTTTCTACACCAAGGGTACTGAGACTTACAGTGCTAAGGTTCTCTCGAATGGGGAGCCAGTACCCTCTCTTGGGCTTGCTGATGCTGTATCTGGCAATGCTGTGAGATCTATAAGGGGTTGGGTGTCAGAAAACTTAGATCGCCTTGAAAGGATAGAGAGGAAAGTACGTCGAGCTATTGACTACTCAGATCAACTACAATTAGAGATCGATAACCTGAACTCCATAACAAATGCAGTTGAGGTGGAAGGTTCACTCGAGAACCTCATCACTCTAGTTAATCAGTTATTCACTGACCCTAGCTATCGGGCAATAGCTGATGATAAAGGAAAAGATCCGTTTGGGAAGGTGGCGTACGCTCCAATGTCTTCTTACGACCAAGGAGGTACTCGAGCTCCATCGGAGGGTCTGGTCATTGAAAGGGGTAGTGCTGGGTATACAACTTCAGGTGGGGGCTCCTCATGAGCTATGACCGACAGCTTGATCAGGTATGCACTCATCTAGTAGTTGAGGAATACCTGCTTATGAGAGGGAACTTGCAAGTTGCAGCTCCCCTGAGGCCTATTGCCTCGATAAGCTCAGTTGTTGTTAGGGTTAATGGGGTCGCTCAAGTCCCTTCAACCGGGATAGTTATTCCAGCCCAATCAGTAGGTTCTCTACGAGCTCCATTCACAATCATTCCTGGAGTTAACAACACTATCAAACTGAAGGTGGATACGGGTGCCTGGCAGGTTGTTACAATACCTGGAGGGGTTCGGATTTCAGCTAACCAAGTCGCTTTGCAACTATCCACTAGGACCACTGGGATTCAGTTCATTGCTACTGGGAATCAAGTAGGTTTTCAGACCAACCTTCAGGGTCCGGCGTCCACAGTGTTCATCGATAGTGCTAGCCCGTTGGCAACCACTCTTGGAATCAAGACCAACCGTCAGTACCGAGGGAAGACAGTGTTCCCTGGTTGGAGTCTTGTCAGCAACGGAAGTACACTCACCCCTAGTAAGTTGATTGTTTTTGACCAACCGCTTCGGTCTGACCTCAATTACCTAGAGGTTAGTTACACAACCACTAGGAATGAGTGCAGAAGGTGTGGTGGGCTAGGAGTAGAGAACGATTGGCGTTATGGGGTCACTGGTGACGTAACTACAGTCCAAGATGAGCTACTACTAATCCAGGAAATTCAGAAGATCATCTATACTGTACTCGGAACTAATCCGTTCCACACCTGGTATGGTACCTCAATTATAGAGACGATCGGGAGTAAGATTACTATCGGCGGGGTACTCCAAAATAAGATCACCTCGGATATATACACGGCATTCAATAGGTGGCAGGGGATCAAGAAGCAACAGGAAGAAAAAGTAGGGCAGTTTGTCTCAGATGAGGAATACCCATTTCAACTTAGAAGTGTGACCCTTGAGCAAAGCCAGCAGGATCCTACTGTGATCTTCGTTACAGTAGTAGTGGTGAATCGCTCTTTCAAGTCCATAGAGATTGTACGAGGTCTTAGGATCCCTCAACCGGATAATCTGCTTGGATCTACTCAACAGCAGGCCATCCTCCAAGGCCTCACGAACTACAAACTGGTTCAATAATTATGGCCACAGCCCCACAGATTGCATACAGAGATGGTTCTGGGTTTACTACTAACCTAGTGTTCTCAACCAATCAAGAGTTCATTGTCATCATTGGGACAGTGGACAACCTAACTTCTGATATTCAGGTTTCTATCAATGGGGCGGCTTTCGTTTCAGATCCAACCCTTGTTAACTTCAACCTACCAAACTTTACAGTCCCCAACCAAGATAGTTTCCCGGATGGTCTAGTGTTAACTCCAGGAGTTAACACTATTCTCATCAGAACTATTGATATTTCTGGTGGGGTTAGTGTTTCATCTACCGTTTCTGTCACTCTTGTTCTGCAAGGGGATGTACTTCAGGTACAGACTCCATCTGGGATAAAGGTGAGTCGAGTCAAGGATGCAGTCAACATCTTCGTAGCTCTTCCGGCACAGAGATTCAGTACGAGCGGAGTCCCACTTCCAAGCAACTTCATAGGTTACAATTACTATGCTTCGACGTCACCCGGAGGGACGACTGGGTATTACCGGATTAATGCTTCAACAGTCACCAATAAATCAACAACCTTTGACGAGGTCACCACTCAGTTTGCAGCGAACCAAACTATATTCCCAAACGGGAGTCAGTTCTTAGAGATCAAACTCACTCAGAAGGATGAGTTTGGTAATGAGCTTGCTACGCAACTTGATACTACCTATGACACGTCAGCTTATACTGAGAGTATTCGCTTCAAGTCTACTTTAGAGGACTACCAACTCATCGAGTATATTTCCTTCCAACACAATCGATCTGGAACCTCCGATAGTATAAATGATGACCAGTTTTCTGCATTAGCCAGCACGGATCCCCTGTACTATGTTGTAACTGGAGTCTACTATGATCCGACTACAGGTAGTGAGGTGGAGAGTGCTTTCTCACAAGAAGTTCTTGGAAACCCCCTCATCATTGATACTTCGATTAGAGCACTTCCAGGAAGAACCCAGTTTCAGGTTTTGACGGACTTCGTTAGGTCTATTCAAAGGGTTGATGCAACAGTAAGCTTGATTCCAGGTTCAACCACAAGGGATGTGTCAATTGACCCCTTCACATCGGAAGCAGAGCGACTCTACTTCCTAATTGACTTTGTACATCGTACTCAGAGTTTCCTAACCCTTCTTCAGATTGATGATGCCAATGGGGATGGGGTTTCGGATCCTGTATCCGGGAGTTCCTATAAAACAGCCCTTAAGTTCGCTTTAGGGTACACGACGGATGATGCCGTTCAGAGCATCATCGACTCAGGGTTTGACAAGCTCGCAGGAAACATCAGCAAAAAACGTCTCCCTGGAAGACCTGCTGTTGGGCAGGAGACCTTTTATACATACACTCGGCCATCGTTTGACACCCCAGTTCCGACAGGTACTGTAGTGTCGACTAGCGCGGACTCCTCCTTGGGTGTCCCAACCGTCAACTTCCTTGTTGGTGGATCCTATGCTATGTTGGCTGCTCAAGCCGACTCCTACTACAACTTTGATACCAAACGGTACGAGATAACTGTAGACATAGTTGCTCAAACGACAGGTGCAGATGGAAATCGTCCTGCTGGTCAGATCACCAATGTGTCCGGAGCTCCTGGTTTTCAAGTTACCAACAATGAGTCAACCGTATTTGGTTCAGACCTAGAGAGCAACGCTGATCTTACAGCTCGATGCTTACTCGGATACTCAGTGGATAGTGGAACCGCCGGTGGTTATGCCTCTACATCTGCAGAGCAGATTGGGGTAATCAAGTCTAAGATCGTGAAGAGTGGAGACCCTCTCATGATGAGGGATTATGACCCAGTTCGTCACAAGCACATTGGGGGTAAGGTTGACATTTGGACTCAGGGTATCAAGGAACGTCAGGTCACTGAAAAGTTTGCTTTCACTTTTGAGGTTGCTCTGAATATTAGGTGCACCATTATCGATGCCACCAACTTGATATTCCAGGTACAGGATAGTCGAGTTACCCCAAACAACCCAATCACTGAAATCTTGGATACTATAACCCAGGGTCTAGGGGTTAGAAATGTGACACAGGGCGTGGACTACCTCATCGTTGGAGTTCAGATTATTGACTATCAAACGTTCAAGTTGGATCCAACAATCTTAGGTCAAGTTGTGACTAACTTTGATGACGTGGTAACGGCCGATTATCGATTCCGTGTTGACAATAGATTTGTATTCAGCTTTCAACCTGTTCGGCGGGTTGTGCTAGTCGTGGGTGAGGTATCTGGTGCTCTAGATAGCTCTCTAGGGTACGCACTTTACAAGACTGATGATCCGCTTATTGACGGTGAAAGCACAATATCCAATGACTACTTATCTATTAACCAAGTTTCAGGAGTTCCATCAGGAAACACTATTCAGGTAAACGCTGAGCTACACGTTCTCATCGGGTCACAGGCGGATCCCCTTGGAAGTATTGGGATTAACACGGACACAATTCGAGTCTTCAGTGAGGATCGCTCAATTGAGTATGACGGCCCTATTGCTACTATTCCGGACTATGAGGTCATTACTGGTACCCCAACAACCCCAGCAGCTATACAAAGAACGGCCACTTCGGACATTCCAAACGGGGAAACAGTCTCTGTTGATTATGTTCATGATGAGAACTTCACGGTTAGTTATGTGATTAATGACCTTCTGCAGCAACTTCAGAGGACTGTCAACGCTAAACGCCATGTCACAGCTGACGTGATCATAAAAGAGTCCATCGAGAACCTTGTTAACTTAGAAGCCACGGTAGGTCTCAAAGCGGGGTCCACCAAGGACACCACGGATCCTGCTATTCGTTCGAATGTCAGTAATGACTCCAACACAAGGCTCATTGGACAAGGTATGGCTCAATCCAGTATTGTAGGAGCCTTTCAAGGTACAGCTGGAGTTGACTTCCTAGTGTTGCCAATGGCTTTGATGGCCTATGCTGATGGGGCTCGAAAGATTCGGGAGAGGTTGACCTCAGCCTATCTACATCTACCCTCACTTGATACTGGTGCAAATATCGCCTATATTTTGACCAGTGCTTTAGATTCACCCACTACTGATGGGGGGGGCTTGATCACAGAGCACAAAGGGGTGTTCGAAGATGATGAGGCTATGACTTTGGTTAGTATACTCTCCACCGTGTCCACGGCTTCAGGGCAGGCGTTCATCATCGGTAGTGGGGGGGCTAACATTCTTGGTTATACCGATACTGCCACTCTTGTAGCTGCTGGTTTCACAACACCAGATGCTCAGCAAGCAGAGCTCTTGAGGAGAACTGCTAATCATATAGTGGTTTCTCTGTCTGGATCAGGAAGCCCAGTAGACTTACCCATCGATCACAATTATGCAGTCTCTTATGTAGTACGCGGGGATTCTGGGTCCAAGGATATTGAGGCTGCTGATGTTGAGTTTGTAGAGCTTGGTAATCTTACTATCACCTACGCATCGAGTACCTAATGCCTAGATTTGTTACAGATCCTGACAGGCTTAACCTCACCACCAGTCAATCTGGAAAAGAGTATAACCTTCGTCTAGTTCAGAGGGCTCAAACGATCTTCACTAATTTGATGGATCTTTTGCCCAGTTCGTACATCAGTACAATCCGTGGCCCGAACTACACCATCGAACTTTCGGCAGTGGCTACTGAATTAGCCCGTATTGAACTATCTCTGGAGGATGTGGGTTCAGATCAGGACTTCACAAAGACCCGCACAGACTTCCTGTATAGCATTATTGGGTACATGGTTTTTCTGAACAACAAGCTTCCAGGGGTCAACTATGATGACTTAGAATTCAGAACATTCCTACTTAATGTGATCAGAATCTACTTTGAGGGATCTGTTCCACCTGCAATGCTTGAGGCAGTAGACCTCTTCTTTTCCAGTGGTGCACTGCTATTTGAGAACTTCTTATTGACCAGGAAACCTAGCTCCGGTCTAGATATATCGGATGAGTTTGGTTTTCAGGTTGATGTTACGGATACCACCACTGGTTTCCCTGCGGATGTGTTTGCACTTGACTCAAGTACTAGGCTTATTCTGGATATTATCAGGCCTGCTCACACCTTGTTCAAAATCAGGTACATCTTCACCGACAACTACAACCCGAACCCGACTCAGGGAGGTGTGATCCTTGATTCTAGTAGTGGGGCCCTTTCAAGCTACTACTATGAAGACCTGCGGGTGTACTCACGTGGTCTACTTGATATTGATAGGCTTGGTGTAAAGATCAACCGAGTTGTGATTGCTGAGAACCATTCAGGTGACTTCTGATTCTGGATTGGTCGGTTAAGTATGCCTTTCATCGGAATATTAGGGACACTAGATAGCACCCTTGGAAACATCCTCCTGGGTTCAGTACCAAGTGGTGGAGATGTACAAGCCACTCTTACTGGAAGCTCAGCTATCTCGGCAACTCTGACTCATACTACTACAGCATTCAATGTAACGACGGCTTCTTTTATTGTGTCCAATGGGACTGTCATAGTAAACTTCAATAAGGACCTGACCATAGACTTGGTCTTACGTGATCCAGCTACTTATAGTATTACCGGTCCCTCGGTAGTCTCTGTCAGTCATGTCTACATGGTTAGTGCACAGTCAGTAGCTCTTATCACCTCAGGGCTTATAACGGGTAGCTATCTTGTTACGGTTAGTACCTCAGTTCAAGACATCGCTCTGGAACCTTTGGTGGGTAATGTAGCTGCGTTCTCTGCTCAGATCCCCTACACTATTAGGTCCATCTTTACCGATCACGGGCCTATTGTAAAGCCACCCATCACGATACAACAGGGCAATCGGTGGTCAATACAGACTACAGTATCTAACTTTTCTGGGGTTGTCTATCAAACAACCCTCAATGGAGCTATTTTGGCTACTGACACTCAACTGTTAGTGTCAAGCTTATCTGGTTTCTATGGTAATCCTACAAATTACAGTCTTAGGGTTGATTCTGAGTACTTGACTATAACCTCGGCTGCCAGTACTAGATTCACTGTCATTAGGGGTAGAAAGTCTAGTTCGGCTGTTGCTCATGCTGACTTGACCCCTGTGGAGCTTCTTGGTGCAGTTACTCTAAGTGAGGTAACCCTACCAGGAGGTTCCTTCTCTTCGAGTCACGAGGGGCTCTTCTTGAGATTGGGTGGATCAACCGTTAATGGAGGATCTTACAAGATCCTGAGTGTACTAGATGCTACGCATCTTAAAGTTCAAGCAAGCTTTAGAGCCCCTAGTTCGGATCCTAATGACAACTCAGCTCTCAACACGTGGGAGCTCTATGATCCAAGAACTGGATTCATAGCAGATGACCCAAGTGATGTAGCAGTTCGCATTAATGGATCACCTGCCACTGTTGACGTTGTCATAGGTCTTCTGGGACAGGTTGTTTTAGAAACACCTCCGATTCACGGGGATACTATAGTAGTTGATTACGAATGGATGTTTGATCCAACTGTTGAGGTAAGAAGACTCAACTCGAGGGAGTTTAGATCAAATAATGGTAACAGTAGAGCGTCTCTTACTGGTCTACCCTACCTCTACCATAATGTACTTCAGGTATCCTCTGGTGCAAATAGCAGGATTGCCAATGATGATATTAGAGCCCCCCTACCTCAGCCCCTACTTCGAGACGTTTTCTACAAGGCCTATGAGAGAGCCTACACAGCTTCCCTAAATGACTCTACCCTCCTTAGACTAAATACTCCTAAGAACAGGACAGCATACCCACCATTGTCTCGTAAGTTGTCGGAGGTTTCAGTAACCTATGACGGAGATGTCTTACCAGAGTCTGATCCTATAGCCCCGTGGGTTCGTAATGGATCTGGGTTAGCCTCGATAGTAGGTGGTAACCTACTAGTGGTAGACAATACCAGCGGACCTTACCCAACGGGTCAGCCTTTCTACTGGACTCGTGAGGTTGACCTCTCTTTCAATAACATTTATGCCGCTACTTGGCGTATGAAGGTTGATTCAACGGTACCTGATGGGGTATTCACTGGGGTCTTTACAGGTTGGTCTGACAATTATAGATCCATTATCTTGGGTTATCTACTCGATGGTGGTGTTCGTAAGGTGGGTTTCCTAAAGAGGGGAGCAGGGGACACCTTATCCTTGATCAGTTCTTGGACTGGTGGTTTGGATTTGAACGGGAACCCAACAGGGCTTCCCGTTGTGTTCGATTGGTCTATCTACCACTCATACAGATTCCTTAAGGACATCAACGGAACCATCAACTTGTTTGTTGATGGTGAGGTTGTTGAGTCTCTCCAGATCACAGAGGATCAACTTCCATTATTGGAAGAATTGGATGCTAACTTCAATCAAGTTCAGAACATATTCTTTGGTTCACTAAGTAGGGAAGCTACAAATCAGAGTACTTGGCAGTTCGTTCGCTACTTGATCTTGCCTACGGATGCTACTCAGAGTGCTCCTTTCGTTGATGTCTCTTACGGGCAACCACCACCACTCACAACTCTACCTGAAGATTTTTCGAAACCATGGACTCCAATAGGGTATCACGGTAATGAGAGCCTAGTTACAGTTGGACCTGATGTCGATCTGATTCTAGACTCAACTTCTTACACGGCTAGTCAAACTAGCCTCATTGGTGGTGACTTCAAAGGTTTTACTAGAATAGAACCACTCCTCAGTGTCTCCTCGAGTGTAGTAGTTGACTTTTGTGTTACTTTGAGAACATACACTCACGGCATATCATCCGATTCGGTGATGCTAGCTGTGGATGATGGGAAGTTTTTAGTTCAAGTTTGTTTCTTCCCAACTCAATCACAACCAAAGGTTAGCTACCCTGGAAGGTCGTTACCTCAGGATGCTACTCCAGAACCTTGGACCTCATTGGGGGGGTCTCCCGCACATATGATCGGAAGGACCCTTCGTATTGAGGACACTAGCGTCAGTGATGGGCGCTTATTCTCAATTAATGACTTATCTATCTCAACGTCACCTAATAGGATCTTCGAAACATCCATTGACTATCTGTTTGAATTCCAATGTGCAGTTATCTCATCTGTTCAAGATGGGACACCAGAACACTTTTGTGGGGTCACTACAGATGTGTTTGATGGGACTTATACCATTGGAGTAATGCTTAATGAGGATGGTTCTGGGAACCCTCTCGTTTCATTCCACTCGGATGGGTCACCAATCTCATCATTTACCTTCAATTGGAAGGACGGACTACAGCATACTTACCGTACTACAAAGAATACCGCTGGAAACTTAGTAGTTCTCTTTGTTGATAACACCTTCATTGGATCAACTCCGTACACTAGCTTTTCTCTTGCTTCGGGTACTCCAACGCTGTCCTTTGGATCAACTACTCAGATAAGCCTATTTCAATCTAGGTCAGTCGTTGATTGGTACTATGTGAATGGGTGGAGAGGGCAGCCTAGTTCAGGGGTTAGGCACTATGTTGGTGTATGGAAGGGTTCAGATTCCAACAGTCTCCTAGGGTACTACCTACCGACAAGATCCTCTGGTTTAGCGAATACTCATGGAAATGTACTAGAGGATCTGACAGCTGACTTTCTGTCTGACTTGGTTCAACCAGGTGATGACCTGATTATTGATGACGATATCAATCGGGGTGTCTACACGATAGCTAGTGTTAGTAGTACTTCAATCACCATAGACAACTCGGTAAACCCCTTCCCTCAACCTGGGGCCACGGTTGTCAAATATAGGATCCCTCGAGATACCGATTGGACCACGGATCACACCTACCAAGTCCTTCGAGATCCAACTGGATTTATTGGATTGTTTCAAGATGCTAGTTCAGTTCCACTTATTCGAGTTGAGTACAATCATGTGACCCTTCCGCCTAGCTCAATAGGGTTGCCAAGTACAATCAACAGGGGTTTGCCGTCTATAAGTTGGGGTGCCTTTGATTCAACAAACCTCTCTCAGACAGCTTGGAGATTTGTACATTATGCTATCACAACATCTCCGATAGAGGTAAAGATTATCCCACCCCACCAGGTTTCCAATCAGAGAAACGTGATAGCCTCTCCAGAGCACTTGTTTGGTGTTCTACCCCATGCTCATACCCAGTACTCTTCAGCATCGACAGGTGTACCTTATCAATGGGAAGCCTATGTCAATGACCCAAGTGTACAAGCCTATACAAAGTTGAATGAGGGTACCCCCCCAGTCCCTCTAAGTCAGACTTTCAAGAAATCCAGAACAGTCACACTCCCAGTTCTACCAAGTGGGTTTGGAGACTCCTCCTTTGGAACAGACTTGTTTGGATCAGGAAGCCTACCAGCTACAACGATCACAATTCCAGCTTCAACTGGATCTCTATACAACAACATCAAGATAATTGAGAAGGTTTCTGGTGAAGTTGACCTCATATCAGCTTTTTCTGATGAGGTATCTATTACTATGAACCCAAATCCAGTTTCCATAGAGGCCCACCTAACTGGTGAGGCTTGGATAGATGTGTAAGGTGCTAAAATGATGACTACTAGCGTGTTTGGTAGAATAACGGCAGCAGTTTCTATGCTCTTTTCGTCTAACTACGAAGAGAAGTGCAGTGCTATAAAGAGTGGTGAAGTGATCATGACTCTTCGGGACGGTAAGACCGGAGAGATTCAGGCAGAACGTCACTTCAAGAATCTTGTCGTCAAAGATGCCTCAATTTTGGTAGCGCGTCTCATAAAGAACAATAGTGAGACTGGACTTCATGGGGCCTTTGCCCTTGCCGTTGGGACTGGAGATAGTGGTTGGGATCCGATGCACCCTCCGGCCCCAACAGGAACTCAAAGGGCACTATTTTCAGAGCTAACTAGAAAGGTCTTTGCCTCTTCTAACTTTGTCGACTCGCTTGGTAACCCGAGTTCGATCCCTACTAACGTTGTAGACTTCGTAACCACCTTCTCGGAATCAGAAGCGGTTGGGCCTCTTGTTGAGATGAGTCTGCTCGGAGGCACTATCAACTCGAATATGTCGATCAAGAATCCAGTTTCCCCGCCTAATGGCCCTTATGATCCGACGGTTGATCTGACAGTCTTCGAGACAGCATTGAACTACTTCACCTTTGCAGTTCAGAACAAACCTAATACTAGTACACTGACTATTGTTTGGAGATTGACCTTCTGAGAGTGGATTAAGTCACTTGGTTCTAAGTTTGTACTGATTCCCATAAAAGTGGTTTTTCTTCTTTTAGGGTTTTCAAAGCAGATGCACATGCACTTGGAGAGTCACAGATTATGACTGACAACTTTGGAGACGGCGTTAGCAGAGTTCTTGAACCTCTAAGTACCCAGTATCTAGAGGTTATTTACCAAGAAGGCGCACCACCTATCGACTCCGAATTCAACCTAATGGGCCAACTAGCCTCAGGGATGCTTCGTCAGAGCACCTTATCTGGGTCGCCTTCAGGTTGGTTTGGAAATGAAGTCAATTTCTCTAAGGACTTTGTAACTGATCCATCTTGGTCGAACTGGTTCAAGTTCGGATTACAGTCATCTAGTGATCATCAATCCGTAATGTGGGCTAATGTTAACGGATGGTTGATTCCGGTCACTGGGACTCGCACAGGCCTACCCCCTGGATCTGCTAATAACTCAGATACTTGGAACAAGATTTTATTGGATCCACCCCCCGGATCCGCTGGGGATGCTCGTGCAGACTTTGTATTTCTTGAGGTATGGAAAGCAAGGATCTCCCCCAACCCATCTATTCTCAATAAGCCCAATGCAGCGGCTATCTACCGTTATGGGAACGTAGAGGGTGGATTCAGCTATCTCCCAGATGATCTTATTGACCCTGAGATTGGGGAGCCAACCACCGAGAGGGTTCAATTACAATATCGTATTCGTGTTGTTAAGGGTTTGGTCAATCTTTCTGCTAATCCTGATGGATTTGACCCAACTGTAGTGAAGGCTCAGGGGTCTCAATCGACACCCCCTTCAGTTGGCGGGTATGTATTCACCAACATGAAGAGTCTGTTGGGTGACCCCGGACTCTGGCGAGCTGGAGACGGCACTGCGAACAATCTAGGGACCGTTGACGGGTATGTTTACGCCGTTCCAATTTGTGTGGTCTTTAGACGCAATGGTACCGACTGGGATGGTAACCCAGCACCTAACTTGAATGGGTCTTTCAACCGAAACCCTACAGCTGTTGACAGAAATGGGGACCTGACTTTCTCCCCAATAGCCCTCAACACTAACATGACAGCTGGTACTTCCTATTCAAGTATCAACATCACAACCACGTCAGTAATGCCTACGACGGGTACAATTCGGATTGGGGATGAAATCCTAACCTACAATGGGGTAACAGGTTCAACTCTCAATACTGTCACTCGAGCTCAGTTTGGTACCAGAAACACAGATGCTCACTTAATTGGAGATACTGTAACACTTCTTTCAGGTCGACCTGACGGGTTGTTTGCCGACCAAGTAACAAACACTGACATCCTAGACTTGAGACATGCGGTGAACCCAGGTGGGTTCAATTATCAAAGTCTACTTTTGTCGAACTTGGATAAGCTATTCAAGGGTCAACTTAGATCAAGTTGGAAGAGGTCTGGTACTGATCCGCGTGGGTCATTTGTCTTCTATGAGGACTTGGTGAGTTCCTCCCCTCCGGCCATTAGTGGTGTCACAGCTTTAGATGCTCCTGATCACTTCCGGCTAGCATTTTCGGACGCTGCTGTTCAGCAAGCTATTGAGGTTGTTTGTATACCAACTACCGGAAAGACGTACCCTATAACAGCTCAAGAAGCATTGCCGGGTATTGGTTGGGATATGGAGGTATCCGCCAACACCCTTAAGCAGGCAGCCGACGCTATCTGGACTTCTGAGGCAACCGATGGAGATGGTACTGGAGACCAGATCCAAATCCCTATCACTCAATTTCAGACCCAGACGCTCCCCGGGTCCGATGCTGACCAAGCTAGATTTCTCAATGAGGTACCTGTATCTAGTAGTAATGGAACCTCATTTGGTAATACCCAGTTCGTTGACCCAACCATAGATCTATCAAGTCTGGTATCCCCAGGGGATAGCATCGTTATCTTCGGAGGTGTTGCAAAGGGAACCTACATTATTGAAACGGCAACTTCTTCGTTTCTTATCATTGATCCCCTGACATCAACGTCACCTACAATTCCAACAGCCAGTCCAGTTACTTATATCATTCGGCGAGGGCCTGGAGCTGTTCAGATTCGTCTCGAAGGGTCGGCCACACCCCTACCTCAACATAGGTTTGAGGTTACACCCCACAACCCAGGGCCAACAGATCCATTAGTTATTAGGTTCATTGGAGCAGGCGCCCCTTTCCCAACTCCAAGTACAAACACCTCCTCATCACGGCTATTCATTACAACAAACATTCAGTATGGTGGTGGTCGA